AGTTTTTTCGCCTCCGCCATCAACTCCGCCTCCGCCATCGTCTGAGCCGCCGGCCCCACGTTCTGCACGATCTGTTTATCCGGCGCGTTCAACCCCAGCAGCCGGGCCAGGCGGTCCGCCGCCCCGTGCACGCTATGAAATTTCACCTTCACCCGCCCGTCTTCCGTCGCCTCGAACGATTCAATCAAATGCGTTTTGCCCTGCTTCTTCGCCTGCTCAAAGTCGAACGCCACCACCATTCCCTTTTTGACGGAAATAAAATCCCCCATGTCCGCCCGGAAATGCTCCGTCAACCGCTCCACCAGTTCCTTGCGGTCCGCCACCGCCTGCGCCGCCCCTGCCACCCGCAGCGCCGCCAGTTCCGCCACCACCACCGCATCCCGCATCAGTTTCGACGCCACCGCCTCCAGCCCCGCACCGCGCTTGTACCCCGCCCGCGCCGCCGCCTCGCGCTGCGTCGATCCGGAATATACAAATTGTGCAAACTTAACTTTCTTCGTATGGCTCGCGCTGCTCATCTCTAAAGCCCCAACGTCCGACGCTTCCGCAGCATTTCGAGTGTTTGTTCCAGCTCAAATTTCTTGTGGCGGCTCACACTCAGTGACACAATGACGCCCTCCCGCTCCCGCCGGTAGATCGTCCAGCGCGACACCCCCAGCCGCGCCGCCAATTCCTCCACGCTCACAATCGTCTGCTGCATAAAAGCGGGTTCCTATTCACGACTTCGCCGGCTTCGCCTTCCACTTCCCCATCACCTGAAATTCACCATTTTTGTTCCTCTGGTACATTGTTATTTCCCGCTGCGCGTTCGCCTCCGCCTCGGCCTGCACCGCCGCCCAGTCCATCTTCTCCGCGCTGTCCCGAATCGACCGCGGTGCCTCCGTCTCCGTCATCTTTGCCGCCAAAATCGCCTGCGTGGAAGGCTTCACCGCCAGCGTCTGCCCCGCCAGAAGCCCGCCCACAAACCGAGCGTTCACCATCGCTTCTGGCAATGGCCCGCTATCATCCCCCGTCGGAATACTCACCACCGTCGGCGCCGCGCCGTTCTCTTTCTGGTCATTCCGCATTCCGCATTCCTCAATCCTCAATCCGTCCGGGCTTCCCAGCGCCTGCAACGTCGTTTTCGTGTCATACCGCCGAAGCCAATCCCGCCAGATGCTCATGGCATGCTGGTCCGGGCACTGTTTCACGTACACGCGCAACCCCTTCACGCTCGCCGCCACCAGTTCTGCGTTGGAACTCTCCGGGTATAGAACCACATATTCCCGGATGCTGACGTCCTCCGCCTTACACAGCCCCGTCGCCAGCGCCGCCGAACGTGACGCATCCTGGATGCGCTGCGCCATCTCTGCCGGCAGCCGGCGCCCGTTCCCGGCCGCCATCCCCGCATTCGTTTTCACACAACCGGTCCAAAGGGTCAACACATGCCCCATCGCCAGTTTCCCCGCCCGCCCCGCCACAATCTCCGGCAACCCCGCCGCCATTTCACCCACGCTTCACCCCCTCCCGAAAAAGTTCACTCAAAGCAGCATCAGCCGCGCCCGCAGATACTTCCCCAATTCCACCTGCACCCCGAAACGCTGTTCAAACGTCACCGCGCGCAACACCAGCACGTCCAGCGCCTCGGCCTCCGCGTGCGTGAGCGGTCCCACGAAGCCGCCCGCGTCGCGTTCGATCACACTCCGTGCTATCTCAATCGCGTCCACCTTCGCCTCATGCCGTGCCATGCGCTCAACTCCCCAGCCTGCCCGTGACCCCGTACGCCTGTTCCGCCGATTCCGCCTCAAGACCCCTGCCCCCTGCCGTTCCCGCCCCCCCCTCGGCCATCATTTCGCGCACCATCCCGTCCAGCCTCGCGCGCAGTCCCGGGCTTTCGTTCCGCTGCGTTTCCACGTGGTTGTAGGCGCGCGTTCCCAGCGTGGCGTAATGCTCCTTCGGTGCGAAACTGTTCTTCACCCGCGTGAGGACGAACCCAACCCTATTGGCCATGGACTGACCGCCGTCGTTCAGCGCCTGCGTGTGAAACAGGTTTCCTAGAAAGCCATGAAACCAGAGATCGTCCGGCACGCGCTTGCGATCCTCGCGCCACCAGCGCCGGCACTCGTGAAGCAGCTGCCGCATTTCTGAATCGTTCAGCCACCCCTGCCGCCGCAACGCCTCCGCGCAATACGCCCAGCGCTGCCAGGATTCAGCCGTCTCCGCCTTCGAGCCGTTCCCATACGCCGCCGCTGCCTCCGCCGCCTTCCCCGCCGCCGCCGTTTCCGTTTCCGTTTCCGTTTTGCCGTTCTCCGCTGTTCTTGGCGCCTTGGCGTCTGGGCGGTTCAATCCGTTGCCGTTGCCGTTGCCGTTGCCAGCGCTTTTTGAAGCCGCCGGCGGCGCCGCCGCGGTAGTAGCTGTTGCCTTTGGTACGGTACGGTACGGTACGGTTACCTGCGCCGTCCGTGCGCCGTCCGTGCTCCCGTCCGCGTCCTGTCCATTGGATTTCCGTTGGACAGGACACGGACTCTCTAGCGCCGGTCCACTCGGTTTTACGCCCCTTTCCCGCGCCGTCCGCTTGCGTTCCGCGTCCATCGCGCGTTTGTCCAGAAGCCTTCCGGCATATGTCCGCCAGTCGTGCAACGTCCCGTCCGCGTTCAAGAACAGCGCCGTCGTCAGCGCCTCTTTCACGTCGACCTTGCCATCGTAAAACATTTCGTCCGCCAGATCCTGAGATTCAAAGCGCGACAAGTCCCCGCTGGGCGCGAACTCCAACGCGTATAGCCACAGGCTGGTCACGTGCCCGATAGCACACGCCCGCTTAACGCCCAAGGCGCGCGCCAACGCCTTAATCTTCGGGTGATGCCTCACGGTCTGGTGCAGTTCAATCCATGCCATACAGTTCCGCCTTCTTCGTTAAACGCCGCCATGCTTCGACCACCACCGCCGGAACTTGCCCATTTCCAAGCGCCGTAAGCCGGTCCACCCGATGGGCCACCCCATGAGCACCCCTCCACCGCTGCCGGCAAATAGCCATGAATGATCCGGTTCGCCTGAATGTTCATCCCTGCCCCGCCGTTCTCTGCGCCTCTGCGCCTCTGCGGTCAACAAGGGCCCGTTGCACCCGTTCGTCCGCAAAAAACGTCTCCAGCGTGTCCCGGTGAGCACTGCTCTCCTGCCGATGCTGCATCTTCTTCAAGAGCCACCCCAGATAGTTCAGCCCTTCGAACGTCCGCGCGATCGCCAGCAACGTTCTGCCGCGGTACTGCGCCGGCCTGCTGTTGCGGTAGAAACTCTCCGCCGCTTTCATCCACGCCGTCTTCCCCGCCGCCCCCATCAAGGCTGCCTGTCTCTCCGCCTCAGTTAATTCAATGCCCGTTACGGCGGTTAAAGGTTGCGGGTTACTGGTTGCGGGTTGAACCGCCGGCCCCTGCCGGTGCTGCTCCCTGCCCCCTGCCCCCCGTCCCGCAACCGCCCCATACCCGCCCCAGTTCCCCGCCTGCTCCGCTGATACGCGGATCCCGCTGCGTGGCTCAGCCATGCGCCACCTGCTCCGCGTTGTAGACCGATTCGCAGCGATCGCAGAATGTGGGAAGGCTCATTGCGCGGCCCTCACTGCCGAGGGTCGCTTGTGGTGGGCACGCCCTGCCGATCGTCGCGTGCTGGTGTTGCGGCGGGTTTTGTTCAAACATATGGCCCCTGTTCCGGATTGCGGACCGGGGCACACGCCCCAGTCCGCAATCGCGTTAGCTGATCGGTTTCAGGTAGTTCCATTCCGCATAGTCCGGCGCGCCCATCGTCACGACCATGCCCGGCGTCTTTTTTAGCGGTTCAAGCGCGAAACACATTTCGTCAAACGCCTGCAGCTTCGCGTCCAGCACGTCCCCGCTGTTGAGCGTCACGAAAATGCCGGTCCCGTCCGGTGTGGTTTCGATGCACAGGTCAATTTCCACATCCACCGGCTGCGTCTGTACGTACAGCGGCACCTGTAGCGTGATCGTCTCGGGCAACTCCACGATTTCTTCGCCCTTGCTGCCCTGAATGTTGGTCTTGATCAGCAGCCCATTCAGCGCCCTCTTGCCCTTGCCCTGGTAAAGCTCGATCGACGTCGATCCCTTCACCTGCGACAACATCAACATCAGGTCCCGCCCGTCGGGCTCGATAATCGCGCGGCGGTTCCACCCCAGAAAGTCCGCGAACTGCGCCAGCGCCACCCGGCGCACTGCCAGCAACTGTGCCCACGTGGCCCAGCGCGGGTGAATCAAGGGTTCAAAGGTCACGATTTCCGTTCCGCCCCTGTCTAGCCGGTCATCCAGCACCGCCTGCACGCGGCCTTCGTTGGGATTAGAGAACACCACCGTGGTGTCCTTCCCGTACTTCGTTAAAAAATCCACAAATCCTTTCACGTTGTAGAATATGTGGCTGCGCGGCTTGCTCTCCTCCTTCACCAGCGGCCGCGGGTCTTCCGCCGCCACTTTGCGTTTCTCCACGATCAATTTTTTGATCGTGTTGCCTGCTTCGTCCTGCGTGGTCACGACGTCCATTACCGTCTGCTGGCTGTCGCTGATGCGCGTGATCAGATCCTGCACCGCGTCTCCCGTCGGAATTTTCGAATAATCCATAATGCCCCCTTGAATTGTTTTTTTTTCAGTCGCCAGCGCCACACCGGGCTGGCTTAGTTACTTTTTGTTTTCAATCACTTCGCCGGTCTCGGTGTTCACCATGTCCCCGGCCTTCGTGGTCAGTACGCCCTGGCGCGGGTTGTCTTCGGTGCTGCCGCTCTTGCGCACCCACAGCGTGGCCTGGCCGTCCTGTTCGCTTTCCTCGATCGCCTTCGAGACCGATGGCGGCCGTGTGGGCAACGTTTGTGAAATCTGCGCCTTCACGCTAAAATCGCCTTCGTCCACGCCATCGAACTGGATCGTGACCTTCATATTCAACACGGCTTTCACCCCGCGCGCCGCATCCCGTCCGTGTTTTTTCTTAAACTCCAGCAGCTTGGTGATGTTCTCTTTCAGCGCGTCGTTGACTTCCTTTTCGTAGCGCCCTTCATCGATCAGCGACATTTCCAGCGCTGCATACTTGCGGGCCATCGTTCGTTCCCTCCTAAGGTATAGAGTTGCGGCACGGCGGCACGGCTGACAATTCAGCCATGAACCGCACCTCATTCCTGCGCATTGTTTTCAAGCGTTCCGCCGCGTCCCGTTCCGACATCGCGCAGCCGCCCAGCCCGAATATCACCAGCACCGCCAGGGCCGCCACGATCAGCGAACGCCAGCACCACACCCGCCAGCGCGTTAGGGCGCGGTTCACTGTGCTCGTCCACGCTCGCGCTTATTCGGTCCGCCCAGTCTTTCACTGTTGGCGTCACGGCCGGCATCCGCTCCAGCCTGAAAAGCCACTCTCCCACGGTGTGGAGCGGCAAACCCAATTCCAGAGCCATGTTCACTTCCAGTTTCGCGCCGGCCGATTCATTCCACCCCGGCAGTACCGCCAGCCCGTCCGCCTTCAACACGTTCTCCATCGAACGGCGCATGTAAAGCCGGCGTTCCAGTGTCACGTCCCCGCCGAACTCGTCCGCGGGATTGATCACCTCAAACCCTTTCACGCCCAGCCGTATCGCCGCCGTGACGAATGCCGGATAATTGAACTCCGGCCGCCCGGTCATCGGCCCACATAGATAAAGTTTCACGCTCTACCCCTCCTCCGATTGTGCTTAACTGCTGGTCACTTCACCGATCTGTTCAGCGCCGCCAATGCCATGACTCGGATTGCGCCGTTCTCTTACGAGGTGGGCCGCGATTTTTTGGCGTAAATGATTGTCGATCACGTAAAGCGTGACTTCATCGCCCTTCGCGACGAATTCATGTGTTAGCGTGTTGTTCTCGGTGCTGCGCAGTCCGATGAACAGCATCGCGACGTGGCGCCGGTGCAGTTCCGTTAGTAGTTCCGCCGTGCTGCACCCGATCAATGGCGGCGCATAGAGTTTCCGCCGCCCGTGCTTTTTCTTCGATCGCTCCACAGTGCCCATCCTCCAGCGCAATCAAAAAGGCCACGTCTTCCACATGCCCGCACTGACTGCAGCGCGGCATGTCCGTCAGCCGCCCCGCCCACTCCACCTTCCCGTCACACTGCCCGCATAACGCGGCATTCATCGCGTCCATGTTCTCGCTCCAGAATCCGTTTCGTTTTGTAGCGCTGCTGCGTCTCCGCCCGGCGCACGACGCCGCACGGTTCACAATAAAGCCGGTTAAACTCCCGCACGATCGGCACCCCGCAATCAATGCACTCCGTGGGCGGTGGCGGAACGTGATGCACGCCGACGGACGGCAACGTGGGATGCAGCCCGCAACACAGCGTGTGTCGCACGCGCTCAAACCTGCCATTGACGTGCGTCACTCTCCCACACGCACACACCAGCCGGATCTGCCCCACCGGCTGGTGCCCGGCAATCTGTTCACTCCGGAGTGATGGCATTAGTGGCCGCCTCCGCCTTGATGGGTCCGCGCTTCGCTTTCGCCGCCGCGAATGTTTCCAGAGCCGCGCGCACGTCGTCCGGGTGGTAGCCGGCCACCGTCGGCCAGCGCCGTTTTAAATACCCATTGTGCTGCAGCATCGCGCCCAGCCCCGGCCCGCCGTCCAGCACAAGCCCGATCTGCCTCAAGGTCATCGGCAACGCCTGCGCGCCCGTCGTCTGGTAGCGCTCAAACGCCGCCGCCCGAGCGTCCCTCGCCGCCTGCCCATTCAGCAGCTGCGCCAGCATCCCGCGCAGTTCGTCCAGTTGCGCCTGCATGCCGACCGGCGGAGTCATCCCGCGCGGCGTAGGCAGTGGTATGACGCGCCGTGTCGATGCGCTGGCCATCAGTTGCTCTTTCCCGTTGCCGATTCCCGGTAATCCGCCCGCCGTCCGTTGCGCCGCTGCCGCGCCTTGGCTCGCTGGCTCAGTTCCGCCCCGTTCTCCTGCCGCGCCACTTCCGCCTCCCCGATCAACGCAGCGGCCCCACCGCTGCGTTCTGGCGTTGCAGTGGCGGGACTGCCGGCAGGACCGTCGCCAGCTGGGGCAAGCGGCCCGTAAGGCGCCGATTCTTCCGCAGCCTTCATGGCTTCCAGTTCGTTGGCAGCCTCAAACGCGATTTCAAAATGGTGTCTAAACTTTTCCTCCAGCGCTTTCTGGCCGTGCTGGATTTCGGCTCGGACGTCGTTTTGTGAGTTTGTTTTGCTTGGATTCATGTAATAATTACTAACACCGTATTTTCTTTAGTCAATCTATTTCTCCGTATTTTCGTTAACGATATTGCGGAATATCGAATCGGTGCTATAGTATACGCATGATACAGCCTGAATTTATGGTGGTTGAACCGACTGAGATAGCGACGCGTTTGCGCGACGGTCGCCGCCAAGCCCATAAAACACAGGGGGAAATTGCTGCCGCATCGAAGATGCCGCAAACGACGCTGTCACAGTGGGAACAAGGCGACATTCCCGCCGCCGTGACCCAGTTTGCGCGTGTCGCGTCCGCCCTAGGTCTTTCCTCGGATAAGATTCTATTGGCGGATATGCAAGAAAATGAATTGGCCACCGAACGGCAGACGCTGCCGGCCACACTCGCTGACGATATGATGGCGTTGACGCGCGTACTGATTGCGATGCACCACAAGGCGGAAGCGCAAGGCCCTGGCGTGAGTCCCATTACCTTATTCCGTGAGCACGCGGAAGGACTCAATAAACATCTACTCGGGCGGCGCGATGGGCCCGCCGCCGAATCACAGCAATACTCGACGCCACTTGATCCGCAGTTAAGAGCTGTCGCGGACCTACTGAAAAACATTGTTCGGGAAAATGGTGCGGAGTCGGGCTCTGGTGGGCGCGCTGCAGACGCCTTAATTTCGTTATTACAGAAAGCCTCTCCTCGAACTCGGCCAGTGTCTGCGCCTGTTCCTCCAGCCACGGATTCTCACGCAGCAACCGGCAAAGAGTCGCCAGCTTCTTCGCCGCCAAAAAGTCAAAACAGTAACCCGGCCCCGAGCGGGCCAAAAAGGAGGATGAAAAGATGAGCTATATCGACACTGGCCGCCTTTTGCAGCGGTATCGGAACGCAGTGAAAACAAGCTTCGAGTGTATTGGCGAGAAGAAAGCGAGGAAAAACATTAGCGCGATCCACGACTACGCGCGAGAGCTCAACGGTCGGGGCGAGGAACTGCCCACAGACGCAAATTGTTGTCAGACTGGCGAATTCAACGGGGATGGATCACGATAGCCCCTTCGCTGCAGCGCCTGCACAAGCGGGCGCTGCGTCGAACGGACTACAGCAACCGGCCCAAAGCGGGCCAGAAAGGAGGATGAGAAAAGTGAAAACGACGTATAGCACGAAATGGGGGTCGGACACAGTCATCGTAAGTGCAGATTGGGGCGAGGCGTCGTCGCCGGTCGATGGCGTGAGTGGTGGTCGCCAGGTGGCAGATTTCCGCCACAGCGGATCGCGCGCACTGAGAGCGGCGATAGAAGAATGCGCCGAGAAGGATGGAATGGATCTCGAGGACGATGACACCATCGAAAAGATCGACGGTGCAATGGACGAGATAATGGAGGGTGAAGAAGACGAAGACGAAGACGAAGACGAGATAATGGACGAGATAATGGATGGTGAAGAAGACGAAGACGAGTAGCCCCTTATTTGATTGCGTTTCATAACTCTCTTGCGGCGCGAGACGTATGCTCGCGCTCCCAGGCGCTCACGCTGGTTCTGCGCGCGGCAGAACGTGAATCAATGTAATCGGCCCGCCGTTCGGGCCGCTTTCTGACGATGTGCCGACGCCACGTCTTCCAGCAGCGACGATTCGCGCGGCCATGCTTCAGACGGTTACTCCGACGGCGGAGGATGTGACAATGGCGAAGCCTAAATTCCCCAAGCCCTGGCACCCCACTAAACACGGGTCTTACCGTGAACTACGCCCCGGCTGGTTTCAAATGACGTGGCGGCCGGACGGCAAAGCCGGCCCGCAGCGCAAGCGCACCGTTCAATGCACCAAACTGGAGGCGGAACAATTCCTGCTCTCCCAAGCCGCCACGCGTTCGCGCGTGAAAGCCGGGCTGGCGTCCGCCATGCGCTGGGACGAACTGTTGCCGCTGTATGTCGAACGCCTGCAGGCAAAGGGGCGGGGTGCCGGCTACATTGAAAAGGTGCAGCGCCTGCTGCACGCCTGCCGCGATTGCGTGCTGGTGGAAGTCTCCGACGTCTCGCCGGCATTGCTGGAAGACTGGGTGAACGCTCTGGCCTTCGATGCGCAAGCGAAGGAAGCCGCGCGCGCCGCCAAACTGCAGCGCGACACACACCGCGGTTGGGCGAACACCGCCAACAAAAAACGCAAGATGGTGGGCGCGTTTTTTAAATGGGCCTTCCGCAAGGCCCGCCAGCTGTCTCCGTTGGACGCCGTGGATTTCATCGATGAATCCAAAAAGCCCCCGCGCGACATTACCCCAGACGAATACGCCGCCGTGTGGAACGCCTCCGAAGAATCGGTACAGGATCTGATGGATGTGTACCTAGTCACCGGCTGCCGCTTCTCAGAACTCGCCTCGATGCGCCGCGCGAGCGTTCAGCCGGACGGCCGCTGGGTGGCCGGCAATCGCAAGGGAAAAGATTTCGTCAAGCAAACATTCCCGCCTGAACTCCTCGAAATTATTTTAAAGCAGCCGCTCCACGCCGATGGTCTGGTGTGGCACAAATGGGCCCGCCCGTTCCCTGCCAGTAACAAGGGCATCACGTTCTTAACTGGCGTGAAGATTGATCCGTTCTGGTTCCGCAAGGTGTTGCATGCGCGCTGCGATCGCGCTAAGGTGGCCCGCTTCAAACCCCACGATCTGCGCCACGCGGCCGGCTCCTGGTGCGACGATGCCGGCGCCAACACCCGGCAGATTCAAAAGTTGCTGGGCCATAGCCGTGTTGAAACAACAGAACTCTATGCACACGGAACGAAAAAAGGTGACACAAAAGTGTTGCAAGACATGATTCTAAAGATGCGAAACGAAGCACTTAAACGCCTTATATGGTAACGCTTTAGGGCCTGTAGCTCAGCGGTGAGAGCAAGGGACTCATAATCTCTGTGTGCTTCTTTCTCACAGTCACTACGTCTATTCATCCTATGGCCTGCAAAACTAAAACCATTCAGTGACGGGTAGTTTCTGGTCTCGGTGTTTCAAAAAGGGTGCCGGTTTACCCCTTCCGCAACGCTTTCAGAAGTGCCTGCACTTCCGCGTCCTCCTTGCCGGCCACGTCGGCGGTGAAGATTTCGGGCGTCCGCACCTTGCCCTGCCGCTCCAGTTCTTTCAGTCGGCGCTTGATCTCGCCTTTCGTCGCCCACTTGTCTTCTGCCTCTTCGTCCACACTCACGGCTTTTGCGCCGCTGAACAGATTGATGCCGCGCGCAAAAGCGCCCTTTCGGTCATCAGTGGCTTTGCCGAGCGTGTTCGACAGGCGGGATAGCGGCGAATTGTTCAGCGCGTACAGTGCCAGCGGGTCCATTTCAAATTTCGGCTTGCCGCTCTGGGTCGGGATCTCCACCACGCCCAGCGCGTCCCGCACCGGTCCGGGCAGGTCAGCCGCCCAGTGCGGGGCTTTGCGGTTTTCCTCGATCGGCTTGTGCAAGAAAAAATCCTGTCCGCTGCCCAGTTCCAGCGGCACTTTAAGTGCCGGGTTTAGACTGCCCAATAAGCCCGGCAGTCCTTTCCCGAACGGTGCCGCAGCGCCTTCGATGGGCGTTCCTAGATCGTAGCCCAACATCGCGTTGCCGTCCGCGTCCGTCCCCAGCGGAATACTCAGCGCGTCTTTAGTGTAACCCGGCTCGCGCTCGGGTCCGCCGGGCTGCATCCCCAGCTGAGTCAGTTGCTTCACTTTCCCGGCCTGAGTGAACGCGGCCGCGATCATCGCCGGTACCGCCCGCCGCGTGTAGCCGTAAAACAACACCGCGCGGTTCATGTACTTCTGTTCAAACGGGGTGAGGCTTTCCTTGCTGTAATCAAACAGATGTTTGTCCACATCGGCCGCCGCCACTTGCGGGCTGTTGCCTTCCATGCGCTTGTGGATGTAGTGCGCCAAGCGGTCCCCGTCTTCAATCATGCGCCCGTCCAGCTTGCCCGCGGCTGCCGCTCCGCCCTCCAGAAGCATGCCCGGCCCGCCGGCCAGCGTGGCGCCCACTTTGTCACCGCCCCGGATCAAAAAATTATCCTGCCAGTGACTGTTCTGTAAAAACGGGTTCCACGTTTTTTCCGCGTTGGACGGGTCCACCGTGTCTTTCAGCAGTTCCTCGAATTGTCCATTCCGTCCCGCGCCGCTCTCGGCGAATTCTTTCAGCAGCGCTTCGCGGTTCAAACTGGTGCCGTCACCCAGTGTGACGTTCAGATTCTTCCCCGAAAGCGCCTTTAATGCAGTCTCCCGGTGCGCTCCGGACAATGGCACTCCGCCCAGCCAGGACTGCAAGCGGTTACTGACCGTGTTTCGCACGTGGTAGGCCGGGAACGCCCGCGTGATGCTGCCCTTGTACGCGCGTGTGATGTTGTCAAACCATCCCACGAGCTCGTTCACTTCGTCCGGATCGGTCAAGCGCTTGCTGGTGTCCAGAATGGCCTGCGCCGTCGCCGGATCGTCGAACGCGATCGGCGGCAATCCCTGCGCCGCGCGCTGCGTGTTGATGCTCTCAAGGCCCACGCTGCCGTCTTTGTAATCCACCAGCCCGTTGCCCAGTGAAACGCCCGTGCGGTCCGTCTCGCGTCCGAATTGATTGACGGCGCCGTCGAAAAAGTCCGCGCCGGCCATGGCCTGGATGTGGCGCTTCTCGCGCGTGAACACCTGCGCCGCCGGGTTTTCGTTGAATACCGCCCCCTTGGCCCCGAATTCCGTAAACGCCTCGTTCAGTTCAGAGACGCCCAGATGTTTATAAGCTTCCAGTCGCGGGATCTGCGACGCGTGCACGGTGCTGATCTCTTTTGCAAAGTCGAGATACTCCGCCACCAGTCCGTTCTGCTGGATAAAGGCCCGGTCTTCGGCCTTCAGTTTCATCATCGCGCGGTTCGCTTCCACCTCCATGCCCTTGGGCACCGGCTTGGCTTTCCGCCGCGGCGCGTTCATGCTGGCGTCCAGCTTCTGACGTCCAGACGTCTTCAACGCCTCGGGGTTGGGCTCCATGCCCGCCCGGATGCGCTTGTCTTCCAGCCGTTTGAACAGGCTGCCGCGCTGTTCGTCGCTAAGGCTCCCAAAGAACCTGCGGCCCTCGTTCGTGCCCACGTGCGTGGTGTACGCGATGCGCTCCGACTTCATCGCCGCCGAATTCAGCCCGCGGCCCTGCTCCAGTTTCAGCATTTCGTCATACTTGCCGCGGATCGTCTCCGCGGTTTGGATCACATTTGTTGGCGCGTCCGCCCCGCCGTGCTCGATGTAATCGGTCACCGCGCGCGCAAAGTCCGGCGCGCTGCCGTCGGGTATGAGTTTCGCCGCGCCGGTCGCCGCCGCGCTTGTCTCCGCCCCCATGCGCTCGATCGTGGCCGCTATTTTCGCGCGCGCGTGCTTCACGTCGATCAAGCTGCTCAACTGCCGGTGGGTGTTCCGGTCGTTGTCTGTCACGCTCGCCGCGTCGGTGCGTTTGATGCGTAAATCCACCTCGTTGAAGCGGCGCTGCAGGTTCTCCACCGAGTCCGCCGCGGGCGCTGCCTTCGCAGTTGCCGGCGTAACCTTCGCAGTCTCGGCCGTTATCTTCGGAGTCGGCAGAATCCCCGCCGCCGTTCCTGCGCTGGCCCCTGACCCCTGACCCCTCATTTCCTTAATCGGGTCCCAGTATTTCGGCTCGTTCGGTACCTCCGTGACCATGCTTTCCAGCGTGGGCCGTTGGGTACGCCACTGCTCGATGGATGCGTTCATGTCCGCCACCGGGTCCACCAGGGGCCCAGCTGTCAAGGGTTCCATAATGGCTGGTGGAGTGGTCAAAGATTCCTTGACCACTGGCGCCGCGACGTCCGCGCCGCGTTCCATATCCACCGGCTTCAAGCCCAGCCGCTGTTCAATGTCCGCCAGCACGTCCGTGGCCTTGTTCAGCTTCTGCATTCCCGGCAGCTGTCCGGTTTTTCCGGATAGCTCATCCTTCGGGAATTCAATCTTCGCCGGGTCTATCATGTCCGCCCGCTGAATCTGGCTCCCCTTGTCCTTGGGGATAAACTCCATCGGCACTTCAATTGGGATGCCGTCTTTCAGCTTGGCCCGGCCGTCCGCCGTGATCTCTTTCAGTGTGAATTCGTCACCGGCAATTTTCAGCTTATCGCCCACGCCCACCGCGCCAGACTCCGCCGATAAATACTCAATCGTTTTAAGTTCCGGTACCTGCCCCTTGTTCAGCGCCGCCTCCAAGAACTTCGGGAGCGCCTCCGCCTGCTCTTTGATGCCCGTCTCTTTGAAGCCGATCGCTGATAAGAATTTCCCGCGCCGGTCCTTGATCTCGGTGTTAATGCCGAACTGGTCCGGGTGGCTGGGCATGTCCTGCGCGTTCACAAACGCCCGGCGTGCGTCCTCGGCCCGCTGGTTCAGCCGTGCTTTCTCCGGCTTGGTCAAGCCCGTGTAAACGCGCTCCTGTTCGAACGCGTCAAGCGCCGTGGTAAAGTCCGCTTTCACATCCTGCTTGAGTCGTTTCACGGCGTCCACTGGCACCGTCCATTCGCCGATCTGCGCCACCGTCTGCCCGTCGAACATAAACAAATGGTCAATCGTGCCGCTCTGCCGCGGGCTCAGCGCCTGCGTGGCGTCCGTCGGCCGGCGGATCGCGTGAGCGCGATTGAAGCGCACCCGGTGGCCCGCGTTGGGCATGTCGAAATTCTCATAGACCGGCCGCGCGTTGACGTCCTGCAAGGGCGTGATGCGTGACCCCAACAGCGTCTCCGGCCGGTCCATCCCGGTGAATTCCGGCATGATCGTGTTTTGAAACGTGCTCGGCGGCCCGTCGTTCTCCGCCACCAGCCTGGCTTCTTGCTCGGTCGTGAGTTTCGGGAAGTCGGTGAAATTACCAGACACCGCCGGCGGGTTGGGGGAAACAGGCGCACCCACGTTCTGGGGGCCAGCGCCTGCCGGGTTAGGGCCCGCCGGCGGTGTCTCTGAAAACAAGGGGTTGGCCTCTTCCAGAATCTCGCCCGTTGCCGGGTCGATTAAATCGCCCGTGTTGGGATCTCGCACCGGGGGCATGCCCGCCCGCATGGCTTTTTCCTGCGCCTCCAGGTCCGCCGCGCGCGCCTGCAGTTCATCCAGCCCGGCGGGGTTGTACGTGCTGCCCTTCAATTCTTCGTTGAACTTTCCCACGTCCTCCGCGGCCTGCTCAATGCCCGCCGCCATTTTCGTGCGCGACGTCTTAGCCAGCTCTAAGATCGGCCGCCGTACACTCTCCGGCAGCGCGGGAAATTCATGAAACAAGTTCCCCACCTGCTTGATGCCCGGCAGTTGTCCCGCGCGGCGCCAAAGGTCTTGCACAGCCTGAGCCGCCTGCGGTGCTTCCAGAATCGTTTTCTGCGGCAACTGTAGCGGCGCCGTCAGTCCCTTCACTTCCGGCAAATAATTCACGGGGTTATACTTCCCGCCCAGCCGGAACAGGGAGAGCGGGTCAAACTCCCCGCCCACCTGTAGGAACGCCTCCTGCCCCGCCTTCACACGTTCCCCGGCTTCGCCCGCCGCTTTGAACGCCTGCTCGTCCGTCAGCCCGCGCGCCGCCTGGTTCCCTAGAGTCTCCCGCGCCGCGCCGCCCAGTTCGTTCTGCTGCCCAGCCATGCGCTGTATAAGCTCATTCTGAGGCACAACATTTCCCGCATCATCCAGAAGATTCCCCAGCGGTCCATACGCCGGCGCCGGCTTGATGAAACGCGCTTTCGCGTCCGCCAGCGCCGGGGCGGTCACCACGTCCCCGGCTTCCTGCGCCCCTTTCAGCCACGAGTTGTATTTCGATTCGCCCGCCGTGAACTGCTGCGCCAGCCGTGCCGCCTCGTCCAGATGCCCCGCCACCTTCCCCGTGGCCACGCCCGCTTTCGTGCTCGCCTTAAGGCCCATGAAACCCGGCAGAACATTCAACGGGTCCAGAATCAATTCAGTGGCCAGCCCCGCCGCGCCGGATCCTGAGAGTAAATTGTCTGTCTTGTCGATGCCCAGCCACGTTTCGTTCACGTCCTGGCCGCTGACCCTGTTTTTTTTCGGATCGTACAGCCCCAGCGTCTCCGAAAACGGTATCAGCCCCAGCAGCGGTTCCAGCCGCCCCGTGGCCAGCCCGCGCAAGGCATTGCCGGGCCGGTCCAGAATATCGCCCACCGTGCTGAGAAACCCCGGTTCATCCGGCGGGGGCTCGATCGGAGCGAATGCCGGCGGGGGTGCGAACGGTTCCAGCGGTTCGTTCTGCGGAAATGAAATATTCATGGGGTCCGGATGGAACGTCATCGGGCCGTACTGTTCACGCCGTTTGCGCCGCGGCGTGTTATCCCATAGCGGCGTGTCATCCCATAGCGGCATGTGCATTTAGTCCTTGTAGTTGTTATCGAACAGCATTTCCGCCGCCGGCCGTGACCAGCCTTTTTCCATCAGATAGTCTATGAATGTGGGCCTCTGATTTTTGCGCGCCCCTTCGAACCTGTTTGCCATAAAGCGATACGCCATGTCCACTCCGGGAATACCGGGTTGGTTACGTTTGCCTGTCGCCTCCAGCGCTTTTTCAAACGCATCGCGCGAATGGGTGTAGCCCGTCTTTTGTGCCAGCGCCTCTATTTTAGCGGCGGCTGGGTCCGCCCGGAATTCATCACTCTGGATCGTCGGTATGGCCACCGGGCCCGCGTCCCCTTTCAGGGCTTGCTCACGCGAATTCATATATTGCAGCTGCAACTGCTGAACCCTCGCCTGATCGCCCGATTGCATCGCCTGTTCGATGTGCGTTTTGTACAGCATGTCGATGGCGCCCAGCTTTTCTTTGCGCAGTTCGTCCGGCGCCAGCTTCCCTTCGGCCTTGTGTTTGTCCTGATCGAACTGCCATTTCGCGCGGTCCCGATCCATCATTCGGCGCGCCTCGGCGTCCTGCTCCTCGCTCGCTTGCTGACTGGGTGATTTTCCGGAATTGATACCATTCAACACGCGGATAAGAGTACTGTATTTCTCCATGGGGTCCGCGGCCTTCGCCAGCCTTCCGATTGCGCCGCCTTCCTGCGGTGCGGCACTCGGCGTGTTGGCTGCGTCTGCCGTTTCCATGTAGGGCGCCTGCACCAAATTCGCCACCGCGCTGCCAGGCGGCACCGGCGCCGCCGGAGCGAACTGAGCGAAATAACTCGACGTCTCGGCCGGCGCTGGCTGCGGTTGCTGCGCGCCGCCCATTAACCCATTGATGGCCGTCGTTTTGATTTTGTTCATTGCGCGCGCGGGATCAAACGCGCGGTCGTTTTCTTTTAAATTAAATTCACGTTCCGCGTTGGCCTGCGTCACCTGAAGTTCTTTGTCCCTCTGTGTGATCTGGCCTTTGTTGAATGATTCCTGAATGTCGGAGAGCCGCGCGTTGTGCTGAATATCCGCCTGCTGTGTCGAACTCATGCGCTGTTCCGTTGCGGAAAACTGCTTGTCCTGGCGTTCGCCCGCAATCCGCGCCAGCGCTCCGCTGTGCTCGTAGCCGGTGGCGTCCCGGTCTTTCTGCGCCGCGTATCCGGCCTGATCACGCTGTGACGTGAAAATACGGTCCGCCTCGCTCTGTTCGCGTTTGAAGCCGATTTCATTCATGCGCATGTTCTGCTCTGCCTCCAGCCGCTTGCGCTGCAGGTGGTACTGCCCCGCCATCGCCATCGAATCGTTCGCGTTGCGCGTGCTGTGATTCAGCGCCGCCGCATTCGCCCGCGCCCCCGATTCCGTCCCCGCTCCCAGAAAATAAGCCATGGTTTCATTCTCCTTTTTCAGTTCCTGCCGCCTGCCCCTGCCACCCGCCTACTTCCTTTAATACCCGCCGCCACCACCTGAATACGCAGCCAGCCCGCGCCGCGCCGGCCGTTTGGCGGCCACGCCTCTGCCGGGCGCAAAGCCGCTAAAATAACTCGCCGTATCTGTCGGAACGCCTCCCGTGCTCGCCGTTCCACTGGCCGCTGTCGCCACCGGTTTGTACGCGCCGCCCTGCCCATTATTCGCGCTGGGCGAAAAGCTTCCGCCCGTGTTCTCGTAACCGGGCTTCACGGGAGCTTCCGCGCCAGCCGTCGCCGGCGCTGGCGTCGGCGCCATCGTCGCGCTTCCCGGTCCTACTCCTTGATTGGCTCCTCCGGCTGTCGGCTTCTGCGGCGCGCCCGTCGCGCTGCCGGGGCCTGCGCCCTGGTTGGCTCCGCCGCCGAATGGCATCGTGAATCGGTTGGCTCCCTGTCCCGCCAGCGCCGTCAGCGCCGAATAATCCGGCACCGCCGGGCGATTGTTCGCCAGCAACTGCATCATGGCGTTGCGGTCGTCGCGATTCATCTGCTGTTGAAAGCGCGCATCCGCCGCCGCGCGGTCTTCCACACTTCCCAAAAAGCTGAACGCCGTGTTCAGCGTCTGCCCCGTCCGGTTCAGTCGGTCCTGTTCCGCCGTGATCGTGATATCGCGCTGCTGCCCCGCCTTCATCCCAGCGTACTGGCTTTGCAAGGCCTGTTCTGCCGTGTTCAAGTCGTTGCCCTCACCGCCGCCGCGGGATACTGCATTCGCGCGCATTTCCAGCCGCGCCGATTTCTCCGCCTCGCTCAGCCCGTCCGCCCCGCGGGACACCATCTGTTGAACCGTGCGCTGATCCATGCCCGGATTCTGAAGCAAGCGCATCAGCGCGCCCGTGGCCTCGCCGTGCAAGCCCTGATTGGCTGGAAACCCGCCGCCCGTCGCGCCCGTGCTGCTCCCCCCGGCCGTCAAATGCCCCGGTTGATTCGCGTTGTCGTGGACGCCATCCGCCGGCGGCCCATTCTGTTGCGCCTGCTGACTGACCGCCCACGCCGTGCCGCCCTGCGGATGGGAAAACGCACTCCCGCCGTTCACTTGTCCCGCTCCGGGTGGCGGATTGGGCCGGAAACTCGCCGGCAGTCCATTCATACCCATGAAGCCCCGCCCGCCTTCCGCCGCTCCCTGACCGGTCAGAATAGCCATCTGCGCTTGTAGATTGGCCTGTTCCTGCTGGCCCGCCTGCTGCTGGTATATGGATTCCATCGCCGCCGCTTCCGCCGGCGTCGTCGGCGCCTGCCCGCTGGCAATCATCTGCTGAGCCCGCTGCATAATGGCATTCTGAGCAATCCCACTGCCTTGGTTGAGCACCTGTTGAATGCCCTGCCCTGTCGGCATGCTGCCGCTATTCCATAGATTCTCCCCGCGGTCGTTGGTGAAATTCACGTTCTGCACAAAGGGCGAAAGTCCCGCCATTTAAATGTCCTCCGCGTGAACGATCACTGTTACTTTGTTGGCGCTGCTACACAGCCCGTTGATCTTCTCGCCCTTGCGCATCGCCAGCCCGGTGAACGTCATTGGCGGATCGCCTCGGACTAAATTCATCGCCAGCCCGCTGATGCAGTTCGCATCCGTCGCCGTTTCGCCCAGCCCCACATGATGGATCTGAAACGTGCGGTCCACCACGCCGTCGACGTTCGCCACAAGCAGCTGCACGTTCCGGTAGTCCCTGTCGGCGGTAAACACCGTGGCATCAACCGCCGTCAATTTCACCGCCGCGCGCCTCCGCTGCCCGCCCTGGATCGGCTGAGCAATCTTCAGCCCGCCACTCTCCACCGCCACCGGCGCCATGTTCCCCGCCGCGTCGACGCCACACAAAATCGCGTTGATTAGCGTCGGGTCGCTGATGTTCTGCGTCGAAGCCTGCGGTTTGCCGCGCTGATCGATCATACTTTCCTCGGGGTTTCGCAGTCGTCAACCTTGTACTTCATGCGGATCGGCCCGTAAATCTCCCACGGTGCGCCGGCCTGATCAGAATAAATCACCAGTCTGACGTCCGTTGCCAGTTTCCGGTTCAATTTAATTTCGAAGCGGTGCACCTGTTCGCCCGACGCGTTGACATACGTCGGATCGATCATCACCGCGCCATTTGCCGCCACCTGCGTGATGCCGTCCGCCGTCTGGTCTGTGTGGTCTATCGCCGATTCGCTCGACCCGTTGTACAGGGCCGTCACACACAGCGGCCCGCACACCGATTTGAACTTCACCCACAGCGTCACACTGTAAAACCGAGTCTTGCGGTCCGGTCCGCCCGGCGCAAAACGCGGCGAAAAATAGCGGCACGGGATTTCACCGATCTGATACCAGTCGCCCGCCACCGGCGTGGCCGTCCAGTCCCTATTCAACGTGAGCGTATCCGCGGTATTCGTCACGATCAGCCGCGTCTCGCGCGATCCGTTCAGCTTGGCAACCTTCGTCGCCGTCACCGCGCGCAGTCCGCCGTTGGTCGTCGGCCACGTCGCGCCCACGCTGATCAGTGTTCCCGCCACTCCGCCCGTCACCTGCCCGTTCAATGGCGTGGTGGCCGACGGCGCGCCGAAACTGGTCCCCATGCCATCGATCCAGCAATAACTGGGAATATACAGCGCCCCCGCCACCGCGTTCACCGCTTCAGAGTAAAAGGCCATCCGGAACGCGCCGCTCTGGTCCGGCAGTTCGGTCGTGCACGTCACCCCCCAAGGGTAAACCTTGCAGTTCTCCCACTGCTCTTTTTGCATATTGTAAAGCCACGCCTTTTTCGGGTAGGTGTCGGTTCCTTCCGTCAAAAATACGTAGAGCATGCGCTTGTACGGGTCGCGCCCCAGATGCCAGTTCCCCGATGTGTTCCAGTTCAATGCGTTGCGCTGGAATTCGTGCTGAATCGGCCAGCCGATATCCTCCGGAAACCCCCCCGGACTCATTCTGTAAACGCCCTGATGGTCGATCCCGTACACCATGCCGTCGTAATAACGCAGCGCGTCGGGCGCCAGAACTCCGCGGCCACTGGCCAGCGGCACAATCTCCCCATCTCCGTTGCTCACGCTCGGATCGCGCCGGTATTTGTGAAAATAAAGCCGGTGCGCCTTCGCATACAGGAAACCCAGCGGCCCCAGTCCCACCCCCGACGTCAGCCGTTCGCCGTCGTCGCCCACGCGCAGTTCGTTGGATACTCCGCCGCCGCCGGCCGCCGCCGTGCCGCAATGCTCCGGGCTGTCCGGTTCGCTCCATGCCACAAAATCGCCCGGCCCGGTGATGGTGATCGTCTTCGATCCCGTCCCCCCGATGTAATTATCAGCCAGCGTCAATCCCGTGCCGCTCTGCGCCGTGATGCGGTAACTCTTGGCGTCGGTGTCGCCCGAAGCCGTCATATCCAGCCCCACATGAGCCGTGATAAAGCCGGCGCCCAGCGTGACCGCGGTGCTGCCGTTGGTCACCGTCGCCGTCACCTGGTAAATCGCCCGACCCAGATAAAACGCCCGCCCCTCATTGGCCCGCACCACCAGATACGGCCGCGTCAACGGTGCGTTGCGGCTGTGCAGAGATCTCCGGAAGACCAGCAGCGCATCGGGAATGTTGTCATCGAACGTCAGCGTGGCCTTCACCGTTCCGAATTCAGTCGCACCCGTCACGGTGTCGATGTTCACCACGTAAAACGACTTCCCATTCTCCGCGGTGCGTTCCAATATCCAATGCGTCGCCCGAGCCGGCGCGCTGCCCGGATGCGTCACCGTGATAATCTGGTTGTTGGCCGTCACCGTTAAATCCGCACTCGGCAAGCTCATTGTGCCGTTGTTAGAATCGTGCCACCGGATGCGGTAGCGCACCGTTCCCGCCACCAGCCCCGCGCTGGACGATGCCGCCACCGGCGCCCCCGGCGCCGTCATTCCCAGCGCATAGGTGGATTTCGTGCGAATACAGAATGCGTAGTTCGGGCTGTGCCCGTCCACAAAAATGCCCAAATCACGCAGCTGAGCGAAACTCGCACGCTTGGCCACGCCGCCGATGGTGATCGCACTGATGGCGCTAGGCATGAGGAGCCGCCTCCATCGTCTGCGTGAGTTGAATCATGCGGTTGCGCGTTCGCAAATGGTTCTCCCCGTGCCACGCCCGGATGAACGGCGCGCCCACGTCCTGTTTATCTTTATTGATCGACCACAGATTCCAGGCGTCCGGCAGGTCTTTGACGCAGATCCCCGTCGTCGTCGGCAGCACGTTGTCCAGCAGCCAGTTGACCCGCCCTTCGTCGTGGTGCGTGTTTTTGTAACTGATCCCGCCCAGGGACTGAATGGCTTCGAAAAACCGGATCGTCACCGGGTCCGCCCGAATGAGCATCACGCCCGTGTTGAACACCCCATCGGGTTGACGCAGCAGTGCTAAATTGCACGGCTGAGGCAGCCCGTCACGCAGATTGATCGCGGGATTCACGATCAACGTATCCGCATCCAGCCACGCCACGATCGTGCCCAGGTCGTAGTCCTTCAACACGTTCAGCAGCAGCACGATCTTTTCCATAAATAAGCTCTCGCCGATGCGCCGGCGCTGGCCAAAGTCCGCATGGTAATCCACCCCGTGGAATGCGCAGTAGCGGCGATGATACGGCGCCGTGACGCGAATCATTTCCGCGCACTGCCCCACGCCATGCTGCACCAGTACCGCGTCGTTCATGCTCTCTCCGTCCCCCTGTCTCCCCGTCTTCCCGTCCCGCCGTTTACGGCCCGCAATTAATGATATTCCCTAAAATGTCCTTCACCAGCACGCCCTGGCAATCCGGCGGCGCGCTCACCAGGGTGTAAATGGCCGGCCACCACACATAGGTAAACCCGCCGCGGCACTCCCCGCCTTCGGGCGGCACGCCGCAATCGTCGTCGAAATTCTGACTGAACCCGCCGCCACACGCCGGATCGTCCTGCACGCCGCTGGACGCGCCGCCCGCGCCGGCGTCGCTGCAACACGCGTCGTAATCCTCGCGTTCGATACAGAAGGGCAACGGCCCGCCTCCGGGAATGCTGCCATCCCCCGGCGTCAATCTCACCAGCCCGTTGCTGGTCCAATCCACCAGCATTAACTTCCCGCTGCGCGTATGCCACACCGCGCACGATCCCACCGTGGTCTCGCGCGGCGCGTCGACACCCGGCCCCGACACCTGCGTGCGGCAAATCCCCGGCCCGCGCCGCAAGCGGTTCTCCAGATACGACATATCGGCATGTATCAGCAGCCGCGCCTGGTCCGGCGCCAGCGCGTGTGGGCTGATCGACCGATTCAGCCCGCGCGAGGGGAAAAAGTCCAGTGTCTGCAACACTTCCGGCATTTACGTGGGGTTCCTGGTCTCGGGTTTCTGGTTCCTAGTTCTTCGCGGCCGCGTCCCGTTCGGCTTTCAATTCCGCCTTGGTCTTCTTGAGCTCCGTTCCCGTCTCCACCGGCTTGCCTTCGCCACGCGCATAAACGATCTGTTCCAGGTCCTTCACGCGTGCCTTCAGCCCTGCTATCTCCGTATCCCGTTCTACATTCGTAGCCATCGTTGTTCCCCTTTGCCGTTAACCAGAAACCAGCCGTTCAGCTATCCCCGTACCCTGAAATTCCCGACGCCAGCCGGGTTCTTAAAGAGTCCCCAGCGTCCTCCGGGTCCACGTAGCAGTCACGCTGCGTGTCTTCGTCCAGCGCTCTAAACGCCGGCAAAATCTTTCTCGCCTCGGCCTCGGCGTGCTGCGCCATCGCCATCCAGTGCACGCTTTTGTTCTCTTTCTCAATCCCGGCCAGAATGAACTGCTGCAGCACGTAATACGCCGCCTCAATGTTCGGCAGATTGAACAGGTCCGCGGACGCGGACACTTTATCTGGCCACACATAATGAGCCAGGTCGATCACGTACTGCACGCTCGGGTCCGGGTACACCCAGATATGCGGCGCCGGCGTCAATCCCGCGCCCGTCACCGGCCGCCACTCGATCGCGTAGTAACGCGGCACGCTTACGCTTTTTTCCTGCCGCCTCATGCGCCACAGTTCCCGCACGTCCGGCAGCGGCCGCAATTCGTAAAGCCCGTCCCCGCCGCTGGGCTTGGCGAACGATCGAAACCGCGTTGGCATTGCCACGCGCGGCTGCGTCATCTGGTACGTGGCCGCCGCCGCCGTCGTGCCGCGGTAGGCTTCCATCGTGATCACGGTGGTGCTGGCGCGCGTTAAAATCTCATAGGAGAGGCTTTCACCATTGACGCGAATCTGTTTTTCGATATCCGGCCCGAGAAAATTCGTTCCCGTCCCTATCACGTTGGTCTGCCCCGCCGTGACCTCTAGCGTCCCCGTCGCCTGCATCGCTTCAAACACCAGCCGCGCAAACCGTTTGTCAAAATCCCACTGCCCCGCCGCCGACAGGGCCGATCGCGCCGCATTGATGATGCGGTTGGCCTTGCGCAGCCCGCTTAGACTGGTGTCCTCCCAGTTGTTGTCCTTGCAGAATTCCAGCGCGTCGCCGTAATTGAAAGCCATCACTCCCCCTGCTTCGCCGTTGCCCTTCTCCCTCCCCTGTCGTTAACGGGGCGGGGCCGGGGGTGGGGTCTCAAACTTCACCCCCGCCGCTTTCAGCCGTTCAATCACTTCCTCGCCGGTCTTCGGTATGTAAATCATCGTGCCCGGATTCAGCAGCGCCGGGCCCGCCACTAATTCACCATCTTTGTTCGGGAGCAACACGGCCGCCACTGCCGCCGGCTGCACGATAAACCCCACTGCGCCCGGGGGAGTCATGTTGTGTTTCACCCGTGCCTTGCTGCACACGCAGCCCGCCATCAGTGGCGCCAGCAGACACACCAGCAGACACACCAGGCAACATCGCATTCGCTGCTTCATTCGCTTTTCCCACCTCTCCGGTATTGCCTTTTTGCAGTTCCGAAAGAATCAACGGTATCACCACCGGCGCCGCGATCTTCGCCGCCTCGCCGATCATCGCCCCCAGAAAACGGCCCGCCAGGACCGCCGCCGTATCCAGCCCGATCACTTAATGCCAGCCTGTTCGCTCGTCACGTCATGGTCGCGAGCGAATAGACCCACCATCCCGGCGATGGCAATCGGGAAAAACTCACCAAATCTCGGAACGGTCGCCGGGTCCGCATCCAACCACGGAACGGCGATCAGCGCAATGGCCGCCGAAACGATTGCCAGCACGCCAGCCAGTGTCGATTTCCACGATTTCATCGAGAATCCCCCTTCGAATTAGGTTAGTTTTTCGACGCGCCGACCTTTTCGGCGACTCGATCCAATGTTTTTTCAAGCCGCTCCAGCGTCTGCCGCATCCCACTGGCTTCCACTTCCAATTTCGTTATCCGTTCGCCGCGCGCACCCTGCACGACCTCAACGCTGTTCGACCGCTTTTCCAAAGCAACGTTGGCCAGAAGAAGCGCGATCACTTGAGATTTCAACCCCTGAGTCTCAACCTTGTTGTTGACCGTCTCATTCAGCCCGTACGACGCCAGAGTTAGCGTGACGATCTGCACGAACGCCACCAGCCCGCCCAGCACCATTTTTAAGCCGTCGCTCATGCGTCATTTCCCCCCAATAAACGCCATCACCACAACGGCCGGCACAAAGATCACGCGAAGCGGTTCGCTGTTCTTCACATAGTCGGTGCATATCCCATGAAACGCACCGTTCACGATCAATGGAGACCCCGACGCGCCATGGTCAAAGCCCGGAATTTCCGCGCTGACCATTCCCGACACTTTCAATCTCAAACACTGCACGGGCAACCCGCGCACACTGCCGTAGCAACCGTCTTTTCGTGCGCCGCCGTGCCGCACGGGCCTTTCCGGCTTCAGTAGCGCCAAGTCCGCGTCCACGTCGCTTTTTTGCACGCGGCATTGCACCCAGCCCTCCGCCGTCTCGATCGACACGCGCCCACTCTCAACATTGTGCGCCGCCGTCACAATCGCCCCGTCCAGCACCGTCGCTGTGCCGTGGTTCGTGGTCGTAATCCCGCCGTCCACCCACACACACTTCAGCCGCACCGCATCGGCGGCCATGCAGGGCAGGCTGAGGAAGACAGTCAGAATTAACATCCGCATCGAACACCCCATTTAACTAAACAACGGCATTCTTATGGCATTCTTATGGTTCCGTCGCCATCACCTGCACTGCGCCCGTCGAAAAAATGACACAGAGCTGCGTCTTGCCGGCGCCGTTGTCTCGACAAAAAAATATCGCTTTATTCGCGGCCGGCGCGGGCGGCGCCGTGCGTTCGGTGAAATACATTCCGAAAAAACTACGGCTGCCGTCACCCAGCAGCATCGCGTTGTCAGTGACGGGAAATAGACCTTCGCCGTCGACCGAGATGCCGAGCCGCGCCGCGTTGTTGGTTCGGAAAAATATGCCGCTATTGGTCGTAGGTCCGACATAGACGTTATCCCCGCTCGCGGGCGAAATTTTAAAGTTGCAATCACCGTTCGTCCATGTCGCCGTGCCGTTGCTGTTAATATCCCCGGCTCCATTGAGCGTGAAGTTCGTCGATGCGACAGAACCATACGCCTCCGCCAGATTATCCACCTGCAGAGCCACTGCGGTCGCCGCCGTGCCATACGTTCGTGCGTAGAACGAATAGTTTGGAGAAGCACAACGCGCCACAATAGCGCCATAGCTGTCGATGGACCACGCGCTGGCAACCGCCGGATTGCCTGTTAAAAAACTCAAATCGGAGGTTGCGGCGTCGGCTGGGTGGGCCCGCATAAACTTAACGTCGGGGCGAATATCCAGGTAGTACAGAGCCGTCGTGTCCGTATTCGTAATCGCCGCGCCGAGAGAGCCGTCTAGCACGTTGTCGGTAAACGTCGTATAATAATCACCGCCGATATTTTGCAAACTATAGTACGTCGCCGTGTCGGCGGCCTTCGTTCGACACAGCACGCGCCCGCCGGCCCCTTTGCGGGGCAGGGGGATTGTTACCGCCACCTGCTTGTTCGTTACCGTAATTTCGCCGTAGGGCGAAAGCGTTGTTTTGCCGTCTCCCACCGGGTCGATCTCGTAATACGCATACCGCACAGTTCCGGTTACGTTGCCGGCCGCACCCGATACCAACGTCGGCGTTCCTGTCGGCGCGCCCATGGCTGCGCCGTTGCCTAATTGAGCACGGCCAGTGACCACTAGCGTGTTCACCGTCAGCGACAGAAACACCGCCGCCAGGCCCGTAGCGCCAGCCAGCCACGCCAGAACTGTCCCCTTGCCAATCGATGAACTAGGTCCCACCGGCATAATCATCCCTTTCCATTTTCTTCTGTCGTTGGTTTACTTGTACCTTGCTTCATTCGGCCGGAACTGCAGCACCACCCGCCCGGCGTTCGCCAGGAAACACACCGCGTTACTGTTGGCGCCGCTCTTGATCTGCAGCACCTCATCAGAGCCCGATTGAATCATCAGGCTTTCCCGCTCCGCCGCGTTGCTCGCCGCATAACTGGCCGTCGGCAGCACAATCCCATGCCGGAAAAACACGTCTTCTGCGGCGGCCACTTCCGAATCGTTGAAGCTCACGTGCCTCACGCTCCAGAAGCGCTTATCAAACACCACCAGCACGCCGTTCGTTGCGTCAATCGGCAACTTGAACCCCTTCACTGGCACCGCCGTGGAACTCCCCACGCCCGTCGTCCCCGTCACATGAAAATTCACGGTTGCCATTAGGCTCTTTGCTCCTATTCGTTGCTGTTGCTGTTCTCCCCCTTCCATCGCAGGGAAGGGGGCCGGGGGGTTAGGTTTACTTCGGCTTCAATACAATCGTCACCACGCCGCCGGCCAGAGCGGTCAAGGTGCCGATGAAGTTCAGCCCGATCTTGTTGCCGTCGGCCAGGTCCAGGTCCGCCGCGGTCACCGAAAGCCCCGGCGTCACCGTGGTGTTGGCCGTCGATTTCAAATTCATCGCCGCCGCCTGCAGTTCCGTCACGGTGGCACTGGCCGCCGCTCCGGGCGCCGATGTGTCCGTCACCTTGCGCACGTCCAGCGTCACCGCGCCGCCATCGCTGCCGGCCACGGCATGAATCTCTTCGATCATTTCGATCGTGTACGCGCGGTCGGCAACGAACGCCCAGCCGTCCACGCTGCTGGCGTTAATCGGAATCACAATCACCACGCGGTCCAGCTGAGCCGCCGCGGTCGACCGCCCCAGAAGCACCGCCGCCCATACCGTGGCATTGCAGGCAAACAGCCCGCTCTGTCCGGGCCGCAACACCGCCAACGTCGTGCCCGCCGGGTTCTTCACCGTCAAATTAAATGCGGATGCCTCCGCGGTCACAATGACGAACGGCAGACCCTTGCTGTTGGCCAGCGCCGGCAAAGTCACATCGCGCGCCGCCGTCGGCGTTAAGATCTGGTGCCGCGCGCTCCGGGTCGTCAGCGTCACGTTCGCGGTGGCCGCAGCCACGTTAACGCCGCCGCCCACCTGCCCATCGCGGGTCCGGCTAAAATTCTTCATGGCTCATGCCTCCGTTGTGAGTTGTTTTTTTTTACCGAGCTCCGGGCTGTTAACCCGGAACCCGTAACCGTCGCTTTTCATTTAGTCGCTTTTCATTTAGTCGTTCGCGCAATACTGGCCCCAGCCGTTGCGGATGATGGTCATGATCACCGCTTCGTCCGCGACGCCAGCGCTAACCGCCACGGCAATGGCAAATACGCCCGCCGCACTCCCCAGAGCCGCTTCCACGGCCGTCTTGTCCGCCGCATCGGAGCCGGTCAAATCCACCGTGTCGATCACTCCGCCCACGCGACCGCCGCCGGTGGCGTCATCCATCACCACGCCCTTGCTCGCCTGTATTGCGGTGGCCGTGTCGCCGAAAATTCCGTCCGCCGAGTAACCCAGAATCTGCACATAGCCCCACAGATTCTGTGTCAGCGAATCCGCACCCAGTGCGCGCTGTCCGCCAAAGTTCTGGCCCGCCAGAACCGCATTCGGCTGGATTTCGTTCGCCGCATAACTGGTGATCTTCGACACCATGCCGGCCGTTATGGCCGTCGCGCTGGTGTTCTTCACCAGCTTCCACAGCTTCACGCCCTGAGCCGTGATTTCCTTGTGAATGCGACCCTTGCCCATCGTGTCCGCTTCCGTGGCGGTAAATGTGCCGGTCTTCCAGTTCGCTCCCAACTGAACAGTGCTCATTCTCATGTTCCTTTATGAATGAATTTGTTTGTGCGCCGGGCCCATTGCCCGCCGTTTGTGTTGCCCCTCCCGCTTTTCACGGGAAGGGGCCGGGGGTTTAGGTTTAGGCGGTGACGCTCAACCGTCCGTTGCTGGCCGGCTTTTCGCACATCAGAATGTTCTGCCCGGCGATGTTGACTTTTTTGATCATGCCGGTGTTGTCTTCGGCGTACACGTCCAGCAGCTTGCCGTCCGGCTCGGCGCTGTTCAGCGTCCAGTATTTTTTCGCAATCATGCTGAAACCGGAGAAGTGGTAATGATCCCAGTCGATCGGCTTCTGGTTCAGCGTGAGTGTCTTGTAGCTCATGTCGGCGCCGTCACTCATAACCATGCTGCGAGCGTTCAGACTGTTCTGATAGCGCTCGTAATTGGTCTGATCGCACAGTGTCAGATCCGGCATGTCGAACGCGTCCGGGATGCTCTCCGGCGTGTTTCCGCCGGCGAACTGGCCCACGCAGCACTGGTTCCACAGCGTGTTCAGCCCCTCCAGCCCGTTGTTGACGTCGTTCAGATTGTCATCGCCGAAGAAATCGGCAATCGTCGTGCCCACCTTCGCGCGGAAGTACGATCCCGCCGTCACGTTGCGGTCCACGCCCAGAATGGTGCTGGTCCCGCTCAGCCACGCCTGCAATCCCAGCATCGGATCGCCCACGTCGTTGCGGGCCGCCACGCGCGTGCCGTCGCCGTAGGCGTCCGTCGCAAACACGCCCTGGAACTGCCGGCTGAATGCGTTGAACTGGTTCACCAGCCAGTCAAAATTTTTGTCTTCCTTGTCGGTGTTTTTGGCGCGCTTCTCCTGGAACTTGCTGTTAGCCAGAGCCCGGCCATAGCGCGACCACGGCACCGTCAGCTTGATGAAATCATCAATCGTCTCGGCTTCCAGTTCGGTAAAATCACCGATCGCACGGGCACCCGTGCCGCTCTCGCGGTACTGCACCCAGAAATCAATGCCGTCCGATCCGCCCACGCCGTACTTGATGCGGCCCCACTTTTTCAACCACATCAGAAATTTCGCTGCGTTCAACGTCTGCGGCGTCACCTGATTTTTCAGCCGCTTGTTCAGCACAGCCACCGCAAAACTATTAATTGGCATTGTCTCTCCCTGTTCTGCCCGCCGGTGGCCTGTGCCAGCCTGGGCCCTCTCAAAAATCCGGGCAGAACGTTTCCGCCCGTCTCGTTAATTCGCTCGGTCCAGCATCTGAGTAAAACGCAGCCGTTCCTGCGGCGTCATCTGCGCCGCCAGTTCCGGAGATTCCGCCTCGACTTCCGCCGCGTCATCAAACGCCGTCCCGCGTCCGCTCGTCTTCGGCGCCACGCCCGCCCCGCTCGCCGGCGATGCCGTTCCCGCAATCCTGCGCATCCCGTCCAGCTTGGTATTCGCTGCTTTCAGTTGCAGTTTCGACACCTCGCCGATCACGTAATTGGCCGTGAATTCAAACGGGTTGAATCCCGGCTGCTCCATCGCGCGCTGCCGCAAATATTTTTCGTTCTCAGTAAAAAACGTATCGGCGGCCTTGAACAACTCCCCGCCGTTGGGGTTCTGCTGGCTCGGTGCCGAAAACCGCCGGTCCGCCTTTTCCAGAGCCTGGAATTGTCCCGTCAGATGCTGATTGAACGCCTGTTCCTGGCGCTGCTGTTCGGTCTGCATCAGCGGCTGCATGCCCTGCTGCACGCGCGGATCCACCAGCCGTTCAGCGAACTTGGGATTCGCCAGTAACCGCGCCTCCACCGTCTGGTGTATGGCCGCGAACGGGTCCGCCTGATACGCCGCCTGAAACTCCGCATCCGAATTGAAGCCCGGATACTTGCACTTCGGCCCCGCCGTTTCTGGCCCTTGACCCCCGGCCCCTGGCCCCTGCCGTTGCTGCTGTTGCTGCCATGAGGCCTTTTCGTCTTCGAGCCTCTGCGCGTAGCGTGCAATTTTCAGATAATTCTGCTCATGCGTCTGCGCCGCCTGTGCCCGCGCGTGAACCTCGGATAGCTTCGTGGCGCCACCAAACTGAGCCCGCAGCGCCTCGGGAATATCCACATCGTTCACAACGGCCGCCACTGCCGCCGGCTTGTTTGGAATTCCATCGTTCTGTCGCGGGTCTGTGTTCGCCGCCGGTTCGTTCGCCGCCGCGCCGCCCTCGTCCGACGACACCGAAGCCCCGCCCGGCGTCTGTTCGCCGGCCGCAGCTTCCGCATTCATTTCATTTTCAAGTTCGTCCGTCGTCATTTCATCACTCATTTTTTCCATCCTCCCTTTCCCGTAGCCTGCCGCCCCCGCGGCTAAAAGTTGCTGTTCTGTTACCGTCCCGCTTCCAGAGAAACACCGCGCGCCTTCGCCGCGGCAAACACCCGCCTGATCTGCCCCCGCGTCCGCACCACCTGCCCCAAAGCCGGGCACCAGTAAGGCTTCAATGTGTCCTGAATCACCGCCATGCCGTTGCGCGCCGCCTGCTCCGTCACCTCGAGTTCCCCGCGCTTCTGCGCATCGATCGCCTGCGCGCGCCGTTCCGCAATCTCCGCCTCAGTGCCGAATATGCGGTTCCAGTTCTCGCTGGCCTTCCCAGCAATCTTCACCGCCACCGTCCGCGTGCGACGCTCTTTCATGCCGCCCCCCGCACGATCGGCAGCCCGCCCTGCATCGGCGTGGCCGGCAGCGCGCCCCCCGCTTGCGGCGGCCCTTGTGGCACCAGTCCCGCCCCTGTCATAGGATTGTCGCCCACGGGCGAACCCATCGGCGGCGGTACAGCCCCCGGCATTCCTGCCGGCAATCCCGGCATCGCCATGGCTGGCTGCTCCGGGAATAAGAATCTCTCCGCGTTCCTGTTGCCATCCTTCCGCGCCTGCTCCATCAGGATCTCCGACGTGTCGAACTTCGGCGGCATCCCACGACTCATCAGAACCGCGTTTTCCTCATTCCCGCCTTTTCGCATTCGCTCCAAGCGGTCCAGTTCCTCGCGCTTCGATCGCCGGCCCGTCGATCCGCCCGCAATTTTAACTGTGTATTCCGTGCTGAACCGCTCCGGACTCTGCGCGTACACACTCCACGCCAGCGCCGACGACGCCCCCGCCAACTGCTTAATCTTCTCCGGCGTCTGCAGCGACAGTTCGATCAGTGCCCGGTGCATCACCTGTTCATTTAAAAATCCATCGATGGCGTTGACCTTCAAACCCGTGCGCCGTTCGCCCTGGCTCGCCCGAATGTCCATCTCCGTGGCCGTCGGATCACTCCCGCGCGAAGGCTGCCCGCCGCGCAGAATCTCATCCAGCCCCACGATTTCGTCCGCCAGATGTTTCAGCGCCACGAGGTGTTCAATGGTCGGATCGTTCGGGGAATTCAGGTCCAACACGTACATAGCCCGGCTTAAATCTTCATTGAAATTCCTTATTGGCGTGAAGTTCATCGGTTTGTTTTTTTTGATGTTCTCCAGAGCGTCCGGGTCCAGTCCCGCCTTGTATAAAATTTGCTTGGCCATGGCCCGGTTGGTCTGATCGTCCAGAAAGCGCACCAGTTTTTCATAGGCTTTGTTCAAGCTGTGAATCACTTCGATTTCTGAAAACGCATCCTTGAACACCACGTTCTGACGGTGAAAAGCCAGATCGGTGAATCCAAACTGGTCCGCCTGCAACTGCCAGGGCCACGATGTTTTTTGCAGCGTCGTTTTTTTCACAGCGTCCCGGTAAATCAGAATGCGCCGCTCGCGGTCCTTGAACCACACTTCGTGAAATTTAAAACAATCCTTATCGTCGGCCGTCTCGCTCTCTTTCGCGCGGTCGCCGTCCAGCCCTGGACTCTCCTGTAATTTGAAATTCGGGTCACCCAGTTGCACGCCCTTGGGCTCGAAGAAGTCGCGCGCCACATCGAACGGCAACACGCACGTGTGAACCAAATAACGCGACTGCCGCAGCGCGTGCCGGCAGTGCGGATCCACAGACAGTTCATGCCGTTTAATCGCGTCGCTTCGAGAAACACCTTTCGCTGGGTCCCAGCTCTCCTTCGTGATTCCCATGCCGCGCAACTGCGCGTCCTGCAAACACACCTCATTCTCCTTCTGCGTGTTCGCGCACGTGTAGCCGTACTTTAACAGTTCTTCCATCCCATCGGCAAAGGCGCGCTTGGCCTCGTCGACGTTCTTCACCAGCCCCATCTGCACCAGCGGCGCAAAGGTCTCATCAGCCGCGCTCTGCCCGTCCACTGGGTCCACCTGGATATCCGGCGTGTGCTGGAACAACTCCCCGCGCACTGTGTTCACGTGCGGAAACACGCGGTTGACGTGAATTTTTCCGTCCTCTTTGTCGTCGTTGTCTTTTAGATTGGCGTTGAAACCGCCATAGCGGAATTCAGTAACATATTTCCCGCCCGTCGGCGCATTCGCGTCACCCTCGCGGCGGTATTCCTTCTCCGCCGCATCGCAAATGCGCTGCACCGCCTCCGGATCATCCGCCATGCGTGGACGAGAAATAGCAGCCGGGCCGGCGCCCGTGCCACTGTTGATATTCTCGTTGGCTGCGCCGGCAGCATCCAGCATTCCGTTACTCCGATTTGTACAATTGGAGTAACGTCGTTTTTCCACTCATATTCCACACCTTGCCAACCCGTGCTACTCACTGCTACTCTGTGCTACAACGTTCTTCTTTGCTGAATCCATGCGCGCAGCATTCGATTGCGTAATTTTAAATCCTTGTCACCCCTTGTTTTTCATCCGCCCTTGTTTTTCATCCGCCGTTCCAAAAACATCTTCCCGATGCCAGACGTCGGCGCAATCCGCGCCGGCTGCACCCACTCCAGCCCGCCCGCCACCAGGTACCGCCAATCGTCCAGCCCATGATCTTTTTTCTTCACGGGCTTCATGTGCCCTTCGTCGCCGCGCTCCCTGGCAATGTGCCGCCCGTAATTTCGCCGCTCGTTCTGGAAATTCGTACACGTATCGAACACCACAAACAGCGGGCTCCCGTCCGCGCACCGTTCGCGCAACAAATTTTTGCACAGCTCAATGCCCGGCTCCACGCGATTGTCCGGCGCCGGCGTGACGTCGATCGTGACCCGCTCGCCCTGGCACTTCTGGCACCGCCCCCAGTCGTTCACGTCCGTTTCCCCGCAACTGGCGCAATAGCCCGCTCGGTTCCACAGGTCGATCAAGCGCGTGCCCGTCTCCTGCCCCGCGCCCATCGTGGCCGGGTCAATCCACCGTTGGTGATACGCCCGCTCCCCGCCATCCAGTTCTGAAAGCCGTAATATTTCCAGCGCATTGCCCAGCAGCGGCGGTTCCACGTCGTAACCGTAATACTCCCGATACATAACGATCTTCTTCGCCGCCGGCGCCACCGCCACCCAGATGCACGCCACCGTGTGCACGCCATGATCGATGCAGCGGTATTTCGTCCACTCCCGCGTGATGGGAAAGGGCTTCACCACGCGCTGCATCCCCGGCGGCTGCCAGATGCTGTCCGGATAAATCTTCCCTTCCTCGGCCGACGGGTACCCGTCGACGCGTAAGCGCAATGTCTCCGGGTCATTGGCATACTTGCGCTCAAGCGCCTTGATTTCAGTCGGTGGTATCGCCGGGTTATCCCGCATCGACAGCCGCCCGTGAAACACGTCCGGGTCGCCAGCCTCGGCCCGCGCCCGCAACTCCACTTCGTAATCCATATTTTTCAAGGCCGTCGCCAGATACCCGATGCGGCCGCAGCGGTCGACAATGCGCAGCTGCCCCTCATTCACCTTGTCGGGGGGCGCCTCCTCGTCGTAGTTGATGGCGTCGACAGCCGCGGAACTCCACGCGTCGGTGTCCGCCTCGTAGCTCATTATATAAATGTCGGCCACGTTGCCATCAAAGCGCCGCACCTGCAGATAGTCCGGCACCTCGGGGTTTTTTTTATTCCAGCTGATCGCGCAAATGTTGCGCGTCGGCAGCGCCCGCACCGATTCCCCAGGGAACAGCAGCAACCGCTTGAAATGCCGCCACGCCGCCACGCCGAAAAGGTCATACTTCACCGCGCCCCACCAGCCCACCCACGCCCCGCCGCTCCAGCGCGGCGGCAAATTCTTCGGCGGCCATACATACGTTGGATGCACCCCGCGCGCCATCGCCAAAAAATCAATCGATCCCGTCCACGTCTTGCCGGACCTATTGCCGCCGTCCAGCAGCCGTTCCCGCTTCTCGCTCAGCACATAATCCAGCTGCGCGTTCCCAAACCTCACCTGCTCTTTCGTCGTGAGTTCCCCCAGCGCCTTTAGTAGCGGGTCCCCCCGCCGCAGCGCCAGTTCCCGCGCAATCTCAACCCTCCGCCGCATGCTCGCATCCATACACACCCACGTTTGTTTTCACGCGGCGGCGCTCATACATCTGTAAACACGCTTTATCGCCGTCTTTTGTGAGCCACCACGCTGGTTCAATGCTCCCTTTACCTCCGCCGTTCTCTGCGCCTCCGCGTTTTTGCGTTCACGCGATCCCCAGTTTTTTCGCCTCCGCCATCAACTCCGCCTCCGCCATCGTCTGAGCCGCCGGCCCCACGTTCTGCACGATCTGTTTATCCGGCGCGTTCAACCCCAGCAGCCGGGCCAGGCGGTCCGCCGCC